AGGAACTTCGCCGCGTAGTTGCGCATAGCGTGCTGCTCCGGCGTCGTACAAATCGAGAAGAATCCCCAATCGTAAAGCAAGTAGCGCAAAAGCGCCTGCCCGTCCTGGCTCGTGAAGATCCTTTGCATCGCGGGCTTTATGTCGTTCGGCTGTCCCGGGATCCCTGCAACGTCCTGCTTGCTGTTTTCAAACAAGCGGAATTTAAAATGATTCCCCATGTTTCTCCTCCTCACCAAATTTCCAGCTCCTGCTGTCCTGCCGCGTCATCGTGGACAGGTTTTTTGTCAGTCCACCTGCCTGCCTTTTCATCCCAGTGCATCCCCGGCTGATAATTTCCCGCCTCTCCCTGTGCCGTTTCCGCAGCGGCAGCCTCTTCTAGCGGCTCCTTGCCGTCTTTCAGCGCCTCTTCCGCCAGTGCTGCGGCGTCTGCTTTATTCAGCTTTTCAACCACCTCATCCTGAATTTTTTCCAGAATCAGGATTATTTCATGCGCTTTGGTATTGAGCTCATTCAGCTCGTGGTATATTTCATCCAGCGTGCGCGTATCGTCCGTCATCTTTAACCAGCCTTCCTTCCAAACAGCGCGTCCGCCGGGCTGCCGGGTACCGGCGGCTCGTTGAGCTTGTTGTAGTTTTTTGCCAGAGTTTCCTGCTCTTGCTGCTGCCTGGCTATTTGCTGCTGCTCTGCCTGAACCTGCGCCCGCTGCGCCTGAATCGCGGCGACGTCCTCATCCTCGCGTATAGCGGTCTCAGGCATGTGCGCCGCCCGCGCCTCGTTCTGCAAGATCACGTCGAAGTCGAAACGGTCAAGCGCGGCAAGGGCATCCGGATAAATCTGCCCCAATTGGGCCACAACCTTGGCAGTCGGGAGAAACTGCTGCGCCCCCTGGTAGCGCAAGAGCTGTTGCTGTACCTGCGAAAGCACCGACGCAAAATTAAACCGCATCTTGTAGCCGCCCCCCGCAGAGTTGTGAAGCAGTGCATTAGGCAAATCCGGAAGCTTTCCCATGCCGGCCATAATGTCGTAAGTACGTTGCACAACAACCTGCAGGGCCTTTTTTAAATTGACGATCATGTTAGTCATGACCGTGGCCTTCTCCCCCTGGAGCGCCTGCACCGCGGTTGCTGTCATGTTGGCGATGTTCTGCCGCTGCAGCATCAGGAAGAAATCGACGTAAAACCAGTCCTTGATGTTTTCCGCCATCTGCTGCGTGATGTCCAGCGTGATGGGGTAATTGCCTCCCATGTTAAGAGCGGCCGGCACGCCGTCGCCCTGGCCCTTGTCGTAGTAAATAATCGCCCCCGGCCTTATATATCCGTCCTTGCCGAATACCTCGTTTGCCTTGCGCATAGACTCAGGCGCCGCAATCGGCTCTTTGGCCGCCATCTGCGCAAGAGTTAGGCGGGTATCCTCGGTCTTGTTAAGGAGCTTCACGTCATTAACCGCTTTGATTGCCGGACTTATTGGGTACTTAATACCGCCAACTCTGTCCCATGCGAAAATGGCGTAAGGAAAACTCCTGTACCCCGATTCCTTGATGACGTGGCGGTTTGCCACATCCACATAAAAGCAGGCAAAAGGCATCTCTACGTTTCTTTCCGATACCCCTTTCTTGTTCTTCCGGCGGAAAACAGCGTGCAGCAATTCAATCTCCCGGGCCTTCTCAGCGCCGTTATTCGGCACGGCCCACTGAGTCCGTATGCTTTGATCCATGTTCTCGATGCCGAATTCGCTCACCGCGTTTTCAACGGTCATGAAGAAACGGCGGAACACCGTTTCGTATTCGTTGTATTCGTTGGTGTCCAGGTACGCTTCCGGGACGTTTATCTGCTTGAACCTGACGCGGCCGTTAACAAGCTCTTCCTCGATGTGCATAAGGCCGTAGCCGAAAGTCGTCGCCTGCTCGACCACGACTTTCATCTCGCCGTAAAAGTTGTTGTTGTCAAATTCCTCATATTCGGCCTGCTCCACTTCCTCAAGCCAGTCCTTTACGCCGTAGGCTTTCATCACGTCCTGATCTGATATGCCCAGCTTCATCCAAACAATGTTCGGATTCACGCCGTAACCGCAAAGTCCTGCGACAAGCGTCTCCTGGTAATTGGCCGGCCTGTTGGTGATTCTCTTGGGGAGTTCAAAGCCAGACGTTGATCCTCCTTCTCTCACGTTGAAAGAAAGTACTACACTTGAAACCAGTTGCTGGGCTTCCTTCCAGATACTTTCAAACGCGCTACGCTCCGCCTTCAACCTGTCCAGCTCCATGCAGAGCTTTTCCGCCTTTTCTTTGTCAGATAAATTTTTATCGAGTATCATAGAACCTCCCTTACCAATCCTCCATGGGGCTGTAAGCCCCTGCACCGCCCCCGCGCCTTGCGCTTCCGCCTACCTGTTCGCCGCGTAGGTACCTGTGCGGATGCGTCGCAAACCGGCTCATAAGGCCGTAGCGGATCGCGTCGTACAGGTGGTCTTCCATCTTGCTGTCCACATCTTCCATGTCATTAGGGTCAGGCAGCAGCGCAGGCAGTGTCCTTATCGTGTGGTAGCAAGTGTTGAATACCTGGAACATGGGCTGAGCGTTTTCGTCCTCCTGTTTTAGGTAGTCGTGGAATTGCTGCAGGCCCGGCTTCCTGTCGTTGTTCGCCCGGACGCACCTAAACCCGGCATCCATGAACGCCTGGATCGGCGAAGGGAAGCCGTCCTGCGCGTTCCAGCACGCAGGGTCAGCAATAAGCTCCGTTACCCCTTCCGCTACCGCATCGTCCCATGCTTTTTTTGCCACTGCCGGACTTGGCTCTTTTGTCCCTTTGTCCACTTCTCCCCGAAGGCAGCCGTAGATTTCGCCGTACTGGATAACTTTCCCGTCGTAATTCACGGCCAGCTTTACAACCGCGTAAGGCTTTCCGTATCCCCAGTCCAATACATAGAACCTCCTCCAACCGTCCTGCGACATGGCGAAGGGCTTTATAACGTGCTTTTCCCGCCGCCACTCGTCAAATACCTGGCCGCCGAACACGTCCCAGTCCCCCTCGTACAGCGCCCGCCGCAAGTGTTCAGGCAGCCCCTGCAAAGCGGTCTTGTATTTGGGGTTTTTTTTAAGCAGGGCAGGGTTATCTTCCAGGCGCGAAGGGATAAAGCAGCGGGAAATATATTCCCACTTCTTGGCTTCCCTATCGTATGCAACGGGAATGTTATATTTCACGTCGGGCTTGAACCCGTCGATAAACAGATTTTTGATCCATGCGTGCCCAGGCCCTCCCGGGTTCCCTGTACCCACCATCTGGCAGGGCACACCCGCGGCGCTTCTGCAGCGGCTGGTCATGTACGTCCAGCAGTAGTCAGTCCGCCAGTTTCCGAGCTCGTCAAAAACTATCAGCGTATATTGGTGTCCCTGGTACCGCTCCACATCCGAATCGCGCTCGAGGTTCGCAAGCCGCACTTCCGCCGCATTAGAAAATTTGAATATGTGTTTTGTCTCGTTGTACTTTGCGCCCATCGGGCCGAAGAGCTCTCTTCCCCTGCGTATGAGCTCGTCAAGCTGCGGGTAGGTTTTTCTAAAAATAATTCCTCGCCACGAGGCGCCCCAATCCAAAACGCCGCGAATATTTAACGCAAGGGAAAAGTCAGTTTTCCCCCCGCCTGCCGCGCCGCCGTAGAAAATCTGATCGGCGTCGCACCTCATCGCGTAAGCCTGCCTTGGAAACGGCTCCCAAAGAACGCTCATGCCGGCTGAGCCTCCGCGCTATCTTTCAAAAGCGTCTCGCCTTTTACAAGCCATGCGGCGCCGAAGAGGAAAAGCATCGCCGCCTCGTTGGCCATGGTGTAGGGCCCGTCAAGTTTTGCGAAAAAAGACGTGTACGCCTGTACGGCCATGAAAAGCAAAATCCCGATACCGCAAACGCGGTATATCAGGTTTCTCCTCTGCTTCTCTTTTGTCATGCTGCCTGAACTCTTGGTAAACAAAACGAGGATGTTCATTGCCAAAAGAAAAAAGAAAACTGCCGCGGACGTGTTGTGAATGATTGAACAAGTTTTTATTGGAAGCGGTATAAGCCCGGCGCGCTCAACTGCAGCCGTCAGGCAGGGGAAGCAGGAAATAAGCAGCGCGAAAATGCCGGAAGCCAGGTTTATCGCAAAATCAAGCGACGAATACTCCCTGTATATTGCCGCGCCGTAAGCTATCAGAAACCACCCCACCGCTCCCATTGTTGTAAGAAACCAAGGCGCGGCGTTGGTGTACGCGGACGCCGAGATTGAGTAGTACCAGTCAGGCCCGTTGTTTCCAAACAATCCGAATAAAAGTACCAGGAACGGCAGGGTTATCCCAAGCACGCCAAGAAACCGCCTCTGCCAGATATAGGCCTTTGCAATCTGCGTCATCATTCTTCCCCCTTCTTTTTTGCTTTCTTTCCCTTGACCTTTTTATCCTTATCCTCATTTCCGGCCGCCCCCGGCTTCGGCAGCAGCGAGCGTATTTCCTCCTGGTACATCGCTTTTAGCTCTTCCTTAGAGATGCCCGCCCATTTAATAAAATCGTTGGGCTTTCCTATGTCCTCAACGTCAGGCATTTGATACGTATTCATCAAGCAGGCATTCAGCAAGGTACACAGTCTGGGCATGGATAGTTTTTGCAGCTCTTTAAGATCTTTAGATACGCCGAACAATTCGCAAATCTTGGCTAAATCCTCTACTACCGCGTGTAGAAGAAAATTTTCTAAGAAAAGCCCACCCTCTTTTTCATCGTCAGGCTGATTTGCTTTATGCCCGATAACCCGGTAAAACACCCGCTCTTTTATTTCATTGTGTAAAACCCAATGTTTTAATTTCTTATTACCCTCAAGGGCTTCCAAGACTTCTGCCGCCTCGTCTTTGGGCAAGCCCAGAACCTGCACGGTAGGGGCAAAGAAGCTTTTGGCTTCTTTTTTTTTCGGTTCCTTGAAGTACCTTGGTTCCAGCTCGAATGCGCCCCCGACAAAAAGTGCTTCAAAGCAAGGCAGAAAATTTTTATTGGCTTTTGCGGTGTTTATCTCCATCCCATAGGCATAAGCTTTTATCTCATACTCTATCTCGTCCAGGGACACGGCTTTCCCAAACAGCCTCTTAAGCTCGCCGCTATGCGCAACGATACAGGCCCCCTTGTGTTCCGGGCTTTCCTTTACATGGCTTTTTATTTTCCCTGCGATTACCTTCTTACACTTTTCAAGGTAGCACTCATGGTCAAGACAGAAATCTCCGGTACCGTTCAGTTCCGGAAAAAGGTTCTTATCCGAATAGCGCGTCCTCTTGGTGCACGAATCGCATTCCTTCCCGGCGATGGTTTTATAGAGTCGATCATGGTTTATCGCGCTAATAAAATTCACTACTTCATATTGCTCGATTTCTTCTTCGCCTAAATCATCGCCCAGATAATCCTCAAATTTTTCGAAAAATTTCTCCTGCTGCTGCGCGTCCAGGCTTTTAAGCATTGCCGCGGCATGTAGGGATATCTTCCCCTTCTTGAACAAATCTTTTATGCCGTCGTTAAGATCCAGCAGCTGGACGCGCTGCCAGATGACCGACTTTGCCCTGTCATACCTTTTCGCCAGGCTTTCAATTGATTCTCCTTTATCAAGCAGCTTCTTGAAAACAGTCGCCTCGTCCAGAGGGTGCATCGCAAGCCGGTTGATGTTCTCGCTGCTTTCAATGGCGTCAATTTTTGCTGCTTCGTCCTCCTCAATAACATTAGCTTCAATTTTTTCCCAGCCCAGCATCTTAGCCGCGGCAATACGGCGACGGCCTGCTACGATGTTGTAGATGCCATCATTTAACAGTGGCAAATACAGCGTAACCGGATGAATAAGCCCGTTCAGCTCCATGTCTTCTGCCAGTATTCGGATGTCGCCTTCACCCCCATGCAGCCGATTTGTCATTCCAATAATTTTTTCCAATGGAACTACTTCTCTTCTCATAAAAATCCCCCTGCTTTATTTTTTGCCGCTTCCAAAGCGGCTTAATGCGCTATTCACCCTGTCTTCCCTTCCGCGCCCGCGGCGGCAATCTGTTCCGCGGTAGGCTCCTGCGTTTCTGTTGGAAAACCTGAATCCCTGTCCACAAGGCGCACTACCGGAATTTCCCCAGATCCTTTTGATATGCCGACCTCGCTCTTGTCGTTCCACCCCAGCTTTACCGACGCAAGGCGCAGCAATAGAGCAGGCACGCTGGGAATTTTCATCATCATCGCGTCGCGGAAGAACCTTTCCAGCCATGCGATCCTCAGCTCATTGGCCCTTTCCCTGGCCTGCTTGAAATTGGGATGTCTCTCCGTCCAGTTCTGCAAAAGTGATTGCGACACGTTTATTTCGGCGGCAAACTCAGCTTCCGTTTTGCCTTCCGCAGCCCTCTCGACCAGCAGCTCGCAGTAGGCGCTATTCCATTTCACCGCCTTACGCCCCGCGTTTTTGGGATTCAACTGCCGCCTTATCTCTTCAGGCAGCTCCTCGGCATACTCGTCCAGGTCAAGCCCGTACTTAACTGCAATATCCTTCGCCTGCTGGACCAGGGCTTTTTTCCGATCTTCTTCCCTACGCCGCATATTCAGGCTGCACGGCAGGCAGTACCGGCCGTCGCCCCAGTAGCCCACTTCCCAGTATTCGCTTCCGCACTCTTCGCAAGTGAACGGCACCAAGCTCTTCTGCATCATCTGCGTGTTTTCGCCGCCTTAACCGTGTCTTTTTGAAACGCAAAATCCAGCACAGGCCCAAGTTTTGAAGAATCGTCGGCTTTAATAGCTTCAACCACAGTTTTGAATATCGCCGCAGCCGCGATCGGCCACTCGCCGCAGTCCTCCTGCTCTAAACGCTCAAGATCGTCCATGCTTTTTTCAAATAGCAATTCCTTGATGAAATTCTGGAGCTGCTTTTTGTTCACGTTCTTTCCGGTTCCTTCCGGGAAACACTTAAAAAAATCCGCCATTTTATCCGACTCCCATGTTTTTTATTCGACTGACAATGTCTTTCAGGCGCTTTTTCAAACTGGCGATTGTTTTTTCAATGCGCGCCTTCTTTTTTAGCAGCTCTTCTGTATCGTCTTTTTCAGGTTTGACCTTCTTTGCGGCTCCCGCCTGCTTTACCTGGTCAACGCTCCTTCCGTCTGCCGCCGCGGCAAGCATGGATTCTCTCTGTTCCTCGTTCCTCGCTCCGGCAATTGCTTCCTGCATCTCGTAGCCGATGCCTTCAGGCGCATCCAGCGCGGCAGCCTTCTTCAATTTTTTTTCTGTGCGCGCGGTAATCTTCACCTTGCGCTTCACCACGTCTTCATAGCGCGCACCCGTCCGCCTGCACGCGTCCTGCAGGCTGTTAAGTACAGTCCCAAGCTGCCTTTGCAGGCTGGCGATCTCCGCGCTAATCTCTGCCGCTTCTTCTATCAGTTTCTTTACTTCGGGATCCGCGTCGTACCGGTAAAGCCCCAGCTCCTCCGCCTTGTCCGCCAAACCGTCAAGCGTCACGTAGAACAGCTTCGTGTGGGCCCGCCTGCCTGTCTGGTGACACTCGGTAAACTGGATGTGGTGTGCTAGCTCGTGCATCGCCGTATAAAAAAGCCGGTTGTTCCCGGCATCGCCTTCTTCAAAGTTTTTATCGTGGATAAGGATCTCTTTGGTGGCGTATGTATAACGCCCGTTAATCCTGACGCTGCTCTTATTGGAGAAAACGACGGTGAAGCTTTCCGCGCAGTCGTGCAGCTTGAGGAGCTTTTCTTTAACCTGTTCCTGGGTCATGTTTGCGGGCTCCGTTCTGTGTCCGGATTATCTGCCAAAAAATGAACGACAAATGAAAACAACAGCTTGTCCCTGTAACTAAGTTTTTGGTAATCAAGCATAATTTGATTTCTGAAATTTTCTCTTTCCTGCATCATTTCGTCATACGAATCACGAAGTGCCGCTCGTTCTTCTTTTTTCACTTCCGATCCCTCCTCTCAAACCAATCGAAACTGTGCATAGCAAAGATTTGCAGTTCCTTGCTGTAAGGCCGGAATATCCCTGCCACTTCCTCGCGGCTATACCCGCAGGCTTTAAGGCTTGCCACCGCGGATCCCAGGCTAGCGTGCTTCCACCCGTCAGACATGTCGCCCCCCATAAAGCGCCTTGCCGCTTCGTTGGGGACTTTCTTCCCCTGGTCTCGGTTCCTGTATGCCTCGCGCTGCGCCCTGCGCCTGTAAGCTTCCTCCCGCGCCTTCATATGCCTGTACGCGTTATTCCACACGTTCCGCCAAAGGGAGTTGGACCTTACGTTTTCGAAGTAAAGCAGCTTCTGCTCCACAGGCTTTCCGCCTGTGCTCTCGTCTTGCCTTACCGCAAACGGCGATCTTGTCGTTCTGGAAGGATGCCCGCAGCGGTTGTCCACTACTTCCTCGAACCCGTTGTCTATCTTCATGGGCAGAGTCAAATCCCTGAACCTGTAGTCCTTAAAGTACTTAAATGCCATAAAGCGCCATGCCCATTTATACATCTCGTCGTCTGGGAAGGCGTTTGGCTCGTCGTTTTCTTCGATTACGCAGTGCAGGCTTTTGTTGCCGGAAAACACAACGCGTTGAATGACGCCGGCTTTCAATAGCGGCTCAAGCAGCGTCTTTTGATCTTCCAATGCCATGCCGTCAATCTCGTAAAGGAACCTGCGGCGGCTTACCACGTTTTTGTCATATACGTTTTTTGGGTATACCTTTTTATTAAGTTTATGGTCGTAGTAAGGCTCGGGAATTTCTTTCGTGTCGTCGATAGGGTTGACCGTTTCAAACTGCACCGGCGGCATCCCATCGTAACGGCGGAACGCGCTCTGGTACTTGCTCGGCGTATACGTAACCAGGTTTGCCGATTCCCATGCCCGGTACCTGTCCGCCATGCGCCTCTCGTTCCGCGCGGCCTCGTCATCATCAAGCGCCCCGATGACGGCGGCTCCCTGGGCCCAGTCGTAGCGGCTTTCCGCAAGCACCCGTTCGACTATCTGGCGCCGCGACTCACCTATCGTCAATGACATTTTGCACCACCCTCCATTCGCTGCCCCTGCTTTGGTCGGGGTTTTTCTCGAAACGGAAGCCTCCCGGGAGATCTACCATCCTCAGCTTTTTGAGCACGTTGGCCATTGTTTGCAGCTTCGAAGCCAGAGAATCGTTTTCTTTGACGTATGCGGCCTCAAGAGCAACATCAAACGTTTCTTTTACGAATACCCAGCAGTTTGCATATTTGTCATGCCACAGCTTTGCCAGGTCGGCGGCCTGCTCCAGCTTCGGATCGATCTCCTTGATCTGCAGCAGCGTATCGTCTAAAAAGCCGTCAAGCCCCGCCGCCTGAAGGATGCCGCCGATTACTGCGCTCCATTCCGCAAAGCCAGGTATCCGCTTTCCTTTGTACGGCTCCCTCTTGTAGTTCTTGTCCCAATTGTTATAAAGGGTAAACAGCGCCCTAATAACAGACGGCCCCATCTCATAAGCGACCTTCTCCGGCAGCTTGTGCCTGAACTCTTTTTTCTCGCTGGGCTTTAGTATGTCCAGAAGGTAGATGCGGTTTACCAAGTCCTTTGATATAGTCGGGTTGTTGGCGGTCATAACAAAAGGCATCCCTGTGTAGACCGTAGCAACCGCGCTGACGCCCAGCACGCGCCTGGAAATGTATTTGCCTGTCAGCGCAGAGTCCAGAAACGACGACTGCACCTTGCCTTGTACGTCGTCCAGAAAAATGTAATTCCGCCCCTGAAGCAGCAGGGAGAAAAGCTCCTTCTCGAACTCTTCCGTGTTCCTGAAGTTGGGGCTGTGGAAGCGCGGCTCTTCTCCGGTTACGGCCCATATCATCATCTTTACCAAAAGGCTTTTTCCGCTCTGGCTCTCCGGCGCCCGCACCTCGAGCATCGGGACATATCCCTCGATTATTTCCCTGCAGAGCATCGTCAGCATGAACGCCAATGCGGACAACCTCGCACTCTTGGTGGCGAAAAGGAAATCCCCGAGAAAAACGTCGAGGGTTGTAAGGGCCTCAAGCAGCTGCTTTTCCGTCGGCGCTTCGTTCTGGATGCCCTCAAGAGCTGAAGTTATGCGCTCCGGAATGGCAAAGAAATACTGGGAAACTGGATCGTACCCGTCGTAAAGATTTAACACCGGCTTCTTTATCTTTATCCCTTTTATGTCCACGTCTTGCCAGTAAAGCCCATTGACGAGGACGTAATTGCCGTCCTTGTTAAGAATCGGATGTGTCAGCGTCCCCCGCAGGCTCCAAAGCCCCTTGAACCGCAAGCCGAAAGCTGTGTCGATTACCGGTGCAGGAATTCTGCCTATATCGGTTCCAATCTGATACATGGGCTTTCCGGTTTCCGGGTTCAATACGGGCTTTCCGTCAAGATCCAGTTGCTGAACCGACTTATAAACCAGGTAGGCGGACGTTTCGTCCATCTCCGCACGCAGGTTCTTCTCGGTCATCGGCTGCGCCCTAATCCCCAGCTCGTCGTATACCAGCCACGACATAATACCGCCCCTGTCTACCACCGGGCTCCCCATCTTAATCATGTTCCTGATGAGCTCCCTCGCCTTGTCCGAGTCCTGCAAATGCTTCCACGACTCAAACCTAATCTTCTTTTTCTGTTCCCCTGCCACCACAAATCACAGAACACGGGCATTAAAAGCCCATGTTCAGCCTCCCAAATTGAAATATTATTTCCCGGTTAAACCGGTCTTTATCCCTATACCCGCAGGCCATACTCTTTGCCCTCTGGATGCAGCTGTTGCGCGCCTCGGCAATGCCGTTGTTTGCTCGCAGTTTCACGGCGTTCAGGATCCCCTCAAGATGCTTGCGGACGGTCTTCCCAAGTTTTTGAAGCTCCCTGATCCTGCTGTGCGAAAGCCGCCAATAAAGGTTCAGCCATGCCTTCTCCGCCGTGCTCTCCCTCTTGTAGTCCCAAAGCCTGGAAGCGTGTTCCTTCAGCCTCCACGCCTTTGCCGTCTCTAGCGGCTTCTTTGCCAGCTCGTGGAATTCCTTTCGCTTTGATTTCCTGTTGTCTGCCTTGCCGTCGTTCCTCAGCCATTCAAACCGCGTGCCGGTTAAAGGATTTTTCCCTTTCTTGTATTTGGCAGACTCCTTCCGCCTGACGGTATCCACCGCATGGTTGAAGAGCTGCGCAACATGGAAGCGGTCAAAGCAGATAAGCTCGTCCGCGTTAGGGAACGATTCTTGGATTGCCTTTATGTAAGGCGGCGCCATGTCGATGGATATGCTTTTCAGCTCTGAAAAATCCGCCGCCAGCTGCGTGGCAAACCAGTTTGAAAGCGTCTCTGAATCCCTTCCGGGAAGTACCGCTATTACGTGTCCCCTGTCTGCGTCGCTGATGACGGTCGAATAGTCGTGGCGCCTGGCGAAAGACACCTCGTCGATGGCAATGTTCCTGGCTTTCCTCGCGGGGCTTCGGCGCAGGCGTTCCACGCCCCTCCGGTACGCCCTGTTTTTTATCCCCTCTATCGCGTGCCAGTTAAGGCCCAAGTCTTTCGCTATTTTCTGGACGTTTGAGCTGTGGCATAAGGCGATAATCCTCAGCTCGAAATCTTTCGTAAAGCGCGAATTGGCTGCGGCAAACGGCGGTGCTATCGGCTGTATCCCGCACGTCGGGCACTTTACCCTTGGGTACCGTACCTTTAAAAAAGTCTTGTATTCGCACGTGTCCGAATGCCTTAGCGTCCTTTCCCTTGTGCCGTAGAGGGCAGCTTCCTTGTCGCACTTTGGGCACTTGCAGCTTCCTTCGCTGTTAAAAACAACTCTTATCGTTACCTCCTCCGAGAGGTTGTCTTGCTCTACGGCTTCAACAATCCACCCGCCCGATAGTCCCAAAATGTTTTCGTAAAACTTCTGTATCGCGTTTTCCATGGCAAATCTCCTTATAAAAATTTAGCCAATTTCTGGAACCTCGTTCGCTTTGCGCGTGATTTCAGACGCTTTGCGGCAGTCAGCCAGATAAGCTTGTGCGACTGGGTCTATATCGGGGGTTTTGTGTTTCTTAGCTTGCTCTAAAAGGTATGTGCAGAAGTGCCAAACAAAAAGGGGATCGTCGCTGGCTAATTTTTCTTTAAGGTAATTCTCTAAACGCTCTTTGGCTAAATCGCCTGCAGTGATATATGAAAATGCCATTTGGGCCTCCAAAAAGCCCAAAAAGCATCAACCCAAATCCGCGAAGAGCCATTTTTTATTTTTATTGACACTCATCTTAA